ATTCTTCAGATATAAGGCCTTTGGCCATATCTAGAATTTCGGTACGAATCTCGTAACCGTTCTTGTTGAATTTTACTTCAGGTAATTTTGGTGTATCAAATTGTGACATATTAATCTCCTTGTGTTAATGTCGGTGTGTGTGAACTAGCTTATTTTTTCGCAGTCTTTGCCTTGACTGTTTCGTCCTCACTATGAGGATAAATTGTTTTACTCATACTGTCAGCCGTATAAGATAACATCTCTATTGTATTCTTTGCTAGCATTTTAGCAAAGATTGTTTGGGCATCTATAAAGTCGTTGGCAACCTTATTCAATCTCTCGTCTTTGAAAATTTGATTAGTTGCCATCCTTTTTGAGGTCTGAAACATTTCTATATAAAAATCAGGTGTAAACATAATGGATCCTTTGAATGTATGTTATTTAGTTTTGAATTGAAATTTTTCAGGGTAATTCAATCGTTCCCATTCTTCATCCGTTACAGGCCACCAATATGTTAGTAATTCTCTAACAAAGTGTACCACCATAAGTGATATCATAAACAAAAATTGTAGGGCGAACATTTCTTCCATAATCAGATCCAGCCCTTGAACTCAGACATAATAAGTTTATGTGCGCCTTCGTAATCACCACTACGTGCTAAATTTGAGGCAGCATGGGCCCGGCCCATTTCACCGAAAAAATTGTATATTGCTTTTAATACTTGCATGATTACCATCCTCTACCAGATTGTTGTATTTCAAATTGACGGGTGAGACGGTCTACATCACATGCATTTTGTGGTGCATGTCTAACAATGTATTCTTCTAATGCAGTACCATACGTCTGTGGTCTGCTGAAGTTATTGAGTAGGCTACAAAAATAGCCCGCTAAGTGGTTTAACATATATTCTCCGTGTAAGTGTGTTAAAGAGTTTTTAAAACAGAACTCTTAACTGTATTTATACAATTGTATAGGTTTCTCTATATTTTAGCAAGGCTTTTGCTCTGGAAAGGGCTAACCTAACTAATACATAATCAGATAATGGGTCATCGCCCAAATCTACAACTTTTTCAATAACTTTGTAGACCTTGGGACGACTATATGAACGATGACAGTCCAAATCTTCTGGTCCGTCATCGTCATCATCATCGTCTATTATTAGATTACTTGGCTGCGGGTGCTGCTGGCTCAGTTTTAGCTGTAACTTTTTTGTCTTTGGTAGATTTAGCAGGCTTACTTTTGGTCGCATCTGCCTTCTTGTCCTCCTTCTTCTTGGCTAATTTCATTTCTGATTTAGCTGGAGCAGCAGGAGTAGCAGTAGTTGCAGCGGGTACGGGAGTAGCAGGCACTGTAGGAGCCTTAGCAGGCTCAGTTGCAAACGCAGCAGTAACAGCCAAAGTAGCGATAAGAGTAACGATTTTTTTCATTTTAAGTTTCCTTTTAGTGTTAATGAAATTTATGCTTAACATATTCATCCTTGATCCTACATGGTCCAGATCGTCTTTCATCACAATTGGATAATCTCCAATCATAACTAGTGGGCAAATACTGTTCCTGAAACGGTTCGGTTTTATCCTTTTTCGATTCATCGTAGTAATCAGATTGATTATTGTCTCGCATATATATATAACGCGGTAGACACTAGTTCCGTTGACAAGATAAATACTAAATGCGTTTACAATATATATCTTATCAGGGCATCTACGACGGAACCAATTTTGAAGATGCCTGTACCCCAAAACAAATAACCAAATCAATGAATGCCGGATATAGTACTATGGTCAACGTTTGGCGTGATAATGGAATACTCTATTTGGGGGTGGATCAACCCATAACACAAGTAACTGAAAAATATCTTCAAGGTCCTCGATTTTGGCTCAATGCTATGAATAGTGATATGCAATCTTGGATAGTAACTCAGCCAAGTAAACACTATCCAAATTACTTTTGGTTCCCAACCGACACAGAAAGTACTCCTGTAACCGCAAGTAATGGGAAGATCATTACCCCTGGAACAGTTGCCATAAACAATAGTAGTGTTATATTTCTACCTGAGATACAGGATAGAGGAATGTATTCTACAGTACACCTACGTTGCTTCGGTGTATGTAGTAATTACTTGTCTTTTATTAAACGTATGCGTAATGAGGGTGATTGGTATTAACCACCGCGCCCCGCTCTACGTGTAACATTTGCCCCACCGAATCCCTTAGTGTTTGCTTTAGGTCCTTGACTCTTAGGAGCCTTGCCTAACCCAGGATGTGCTGCTGCGTTTTTCTTTTTAGCTTCTTGTGCCATTGCTATGAATGGATTCTTGCTTTTCTTTTCTTCTGTCATTGTCGTATCCTCACTGATTCTAAATAACTTTCTATATCACCATATAGTGCTAGCATCATTGCTATCTTACTATCATATAATCTGATGAATGGTTCTTTCGATTCTGTATTTTTATTTACACTAAAGTAATATGGACATTTAATTTTCTTATTACATTCAGTTAGAAACTTATACCAATTGGTTTTCTTAACTTTAACTGGTAGGTCAAAATATTCTATCTGTGCTTGTCTAAACATTATATCGCCCTGTGGGGTCAGGCGTAGGCTATCACCTGATTTGGTGAACCACCAATCGCTTATGATTGTTTCAATTGGGATATTGTTGCTAGGCAGTTGATCCATAACTGCTCTAGTGATAGTGTATTTTAGTTTTTTTCTATCACTCATCTGGGTACACAGTAGTACCATTATTCATAAACACAACAGTGAATTTATCTGTTTTAAATTGGGTGTTTAGTTTGCGACAAAGATTACGTGCATGTCCAGGATTACTAAAACTTGTTTTCTTATACTTGGGAGTAGCATCTGGATCTTGATAGTGTTGTGACTTTAAGTTTATAGGTTGGCCATCATAGAATACAGCCCATATGCCACTGGCTTCTACAATTTGATCGCACTTGTACGTTACCTTATCTACAAGTTCCAATAATACTTTTGGTTGTGTTCTACTCATTAAAATTTACCTCCGATTACTTCAACTTGAATAACTTCGGAAGTGTTTTTCTTTCCTTCAGTACTTTCATAGTGATCCACTAATAATTTAGCTAATTCGTCACGTAGCCCACGGGCATCAGATAATGGAATAACCACATCTTTACCTTGTCTAGTTTCAATATTAGCTACCCTATCAATAAATCGTTTGATATGAATCATTAGATATTTATCAGTTTTTTTGCCTCATCCTCTGTTTTGAACGGACCTATATACTCATAACGTTGAATAAAGATGTATTTAGGGCAAAATGTAACAGCAGGTTCATCTCCCTGAAACAAAACATACCATCCTGCAGCGTGAAAACACTTGCTTTTTTGTGTTTTTGTGAATAGGTGAATCTTGCGTTTGATATCAAGTATAGAATTGAATACCTTCTTTGTTGTTGGATATTCATTGAAGGGTAATTCTTTTTTACTTTTTTCTACTTTAGATGTTTCAAACTGAATACTGGTTTGCTTTTTAATTGCGTTAGTATTTTTAAAATGAGTTTTATTACCGTTAAGTTTTACTTCAAATCCAGACCCATCGGCAATTACATTTCCTACTTTTTCTTTGCCATCAGTAACAATCCAGAACTGATCTTTAACTACGGGTTTTGCGATTAGTGGTTTTGACATCTTCTTCCATTTCTATTAATTTTGTAATCTTTTTAAAATTACTTTGTTTATCTACTATAACATTATAAGTAGTATTCTCAAAGCATATTGGTAAATCTAAATGAATGCTAAACTGTGGTCCAGTTGTTTCGTTGATTACAGTATCATTGCCAATCGTACCTACGAACGGGATGCTATTCCAATATCCAAAGATACGTTCACCAAATTCATATTTGGCTACATGACGATTTTCTTTAAAGTATTCAGCTTGATTCCGCATATGTGCCCCAAGTTTTATTATCATAATCCCAATGACGGGTATCGTATAAATTTAATTCAATAGTGTAACCAAATAAACTAAACATAAATTTAACTCCAGCATGGTCACATCTTATTCTATAGTGAAAATATAATTCAACAATAGTATTTGTACGATATACACCTAATTCCCAGGCTTTGTGTTTGGCAATCATTCTATGTTTAGACCAAAGAAAATCCCAACGGTCACTCCATGGATTATCAAGTTTGCAATGAAAATTAATCATTTGTCAACTAATTCAAAAGTTATTGATACACAATCACTTTTTCGTTCAAGTGGTTTTATACCATGTAATAAACTTGAATCAAAGATTACTAACATATTAGTTTTTACAGGCAAATCTTGGTCAGCAAAAGTTAATACTTCAGTAGATGGCGCCTGCGCAAAGTAAGTAGCTACCAATGTGATTTTTTTATTATTGTTATGTTTATGCCCACCCAACCACTGGTTTGTTTTATGAATATTGCCCCAAGCATTTGCAACTACTTTATTGGTTTCTTTTTCAACCATTGAAGCAAGTTCTTGTATTTCAATATTGAGATGATATTTATTAACACCAATTGGAGGTGTTGTTGTTGACCATGAATCAAACCCTTGTGGAACATCTTTAAATGTTTGATTGCCCGAATTATTTTTCCAATTATGTACTGCATCTCTGATTACTGCGGCTAATACTGTTGTTCTGTTTTTATAGAAATTAGTTAATGTTTTCATTTTTTTATCCTTTAATTGATACTACTCTGTATTTACTGTGTGGATAATTCTCATTAAGCCACTCAATCATTCCCTCTTCATTGGGTAGGAATACATTATTATATTTGTTAGTTATATACGTCATAATTTAACTCTTTATTATATTTGTGCAAATATTTTTATGTACAATAATCATTTCAGGAATATCCACTTGACTTAGTAATAGCAACCAAAGTATAGTACTAATTAAAAATCCTAAAATGAAATCTTTATGCTCCTTCAAGGTTTAAACACATCCGGGTTATCTTCTACTAGTGCAATTAATGCATGTGTTTGAAACTTAACCTGTTCTTCGGTCATTTTAAGATTATAAGCATGGTCTAGTATATGTAATACTTCATGCCATAGTGCAATCTTTTTAGTTTGTTCAGTAAATTGATTACCAATCCAAATCTCTTGGTCATTGAATCGTGCTAGACCAATTGTGCCTTGCATTTCCTCTGAGGTTTTATATTTTACTTCGTAATCTATTCCGCAAATTTTAAATTTCATTCTTCTACTCCAAAATGTTTTTTGATCCTTAATGCAGCAAGGCGAGCACTTTTGCCCTGAATCTCACCGTCATCTTCATCTTCTAAAATATCCAAGCATTCCTCAACAATCAATTCGGCAATAAAATGTACTTTATCAATTGCTACCCACTTACCACTAGAATCACTTCCATGTTCTTTAATTAATTCTCTTACTCTGTTATTCATTTCAATACTCCTACATAAGGACTGTTAAGCCACCTAGCATAAGTTTCTGCGTTGTCCGCAATTTTATTAAGTTCATACTTCCCGCAAAATTTTAATAAGTGTAGGCCCACTTGAGGAACATTAGTTCTACGCACACCTTCACGGATGTTTGTATCTACTGACAATTTAATATCATCGGGCTGTGCTGTCAAATCTATGAGGGTTCGGTTGCGTTCATAATCGTCACGCACACGATGTTCAACCCCCTCATGGTCGGACCAGCGTTGCAACATCAAATTGTTATAGGTGTAGCCTTGCTTATGGCGATCAGCATATGCTTCAATCAATCCAGCTTTCTTTGCTGAACCTTTTTCACGCACCCCGGGAAAAGCACTGAATACGTTGTCTGTTGCGTCACCGCGCATGGTCTTCTTGAATAGCAGATATTGTGGATCCTCTAATAGTTTAGGCTCTTTAGTTTTCTTATCTTTGACTGGACGACCCTTATCATCAAAATAGCCTTCAAGTGTAATCAATTCACCAGTGACACCCGAATATTGTTTTACACGGGGAGAAATTAATTGGTAAAAATCGCTGTCTGTTGAAATTATAAAATGTTCATCTTCTGGATGCAAATGAATCCAGCGGGCAATGAGATCATCAGCCTCAGCCTTAGGATCACGCAGGACACTACAGTTTGTGCGGTCTTTGAGATAGGTTATAAAATTTGCATACACCTCCCAAAACATTTTATTTTCTTCAACCTCAGCCTCAGTTTGAGACATTGTATCTACAACACGATTGGCTTTATAAGGTTTATAGAAGTCCTTACGCCATGACCTTCCCTCGGTACAGAACACAACATGATCAATTCCAAAACGTTTAACGATTTGATTAGTACTTGCTAATGTGAGATGAATTGCCATTCCGATTTTCTCGTCAACTGTACTACTTCGTGCAGCAATGTGACGGGCACGAAAAAATGTATTGGCAGTATCAATGAGGGCGTATTTGTAGGTCATGTATGTATTATATACTACTATTTAGAAATAGTAAAGTTAATTGGGTTATTATATTTCATTTGTTCTTTTTTCTTTTCTTTTTCTCAGTCAATGCCTTTTTAAAATAATCCGCGTTGTCTCCAATGAGACCGGTGCCAGTATTACATTTTTTGCACAAGTAGCCACGAAATTCACCTGTTTTGTGGTCGTGATCACATTGCCATGGTCCGTTGGTACCGTCAATCCCATCAGGGATATCTTCTGATTTTTTGTACACTATTTTACTACATTGCGGGCAAGGTGTTAAGTATGGTGGGGGCGGATTATCTTTTTTAATTGCTCTTAAAGTTTTTGATTCTTTTTTTAAACATTCATCACAATTTGTATTAACTCGCAAACGCATGCCATTACGTTTGAACCGTGTGGCATAATGCTGAAAATGTGTTTCATCTTTTGAAATTTTGCAAACAGAACAAGTAGTCATTGCTTGTTCAATTAAATGTTTATCACTACAATCATTACAGAATGTATGAAGTTGAACATTCAGCGTGGGATGAAACAAAAAATCAGATTTTTCTTTGTCTATATCACAAATAGAACACTTATAGGTGTTTGCTATCAAACCCGTAAATAAAGACATAATTTAACTTTCTATTAATTAGAAATTATACTATGACATTGTGTTAATGTCAAGTTTCAACCGTCTAATCCTATATTATAGACCCAAAACCATTTAATGTCAAGTATTATTTTCTGGGATTTCTTTGGGGATTTCGGTTAGATACTCATAATTGGTTGTATCTATATTCTCACGCAAAATGATAGCCCCGTTCTTTAGATGGAATCTACGGGCCATGTTTGTCTTGGGACTCAATGTCACAAATCTAGTAACACTAGGATATTGTTCTTGTATTCCCTTTACTGCTCTGTAAAG